CGAGACAAGGTCCTGGTTGATCTCAGGGAGAGTAACCTGGAGGTAGGTGCGGTAAGCAAGATCACCATTGCGGCTGATCGTGCAGGTCACACGGCGGCCGAAATCAGCCTGACCAGAGAAGGTCTGTTCGATGGACTCCATCGCGAAGTTGGTGTGGCGTCTGTAAGACACCTTCCAGAAAGTAATCTCGGGGGTTCCAGTAAGGAACACGTCTTGTGCGCCATAGGCGACTAGTTGCATAAGTCCTCCAGCCATTTTAGAATATTATTCTATAAACATACGGGAGAAAATAATTTTCGGAATAAATACGAAAACAATTAATTAATAAAAAATCGGTTAAAAATAGTAATTTCTAACTACTAATTTTAATGTGATGATAGGAATACTTCTTCCTAAAGTATTCAGATATATTTTTCACAAAAATTTGATTGTGTCCGCGACATTATAAAATTGATTTTTAGAATGTCTCTATAAAGCTCCACATGCAGTAGTTAATTCATATATGGATATTTTCGCTAAACGTGTTCAAACCGTCGCACGAGGATTCCTTGTCCGACGAAATATTTTGATTCCATCCTCTGAAATACAAACCAAAAACTGGCGAAAAACTCGTGATTGGTATGATAATGGGAAACGTAATGAATGCGAATTATACCAAAGGAGTATGGTAGAACGGATCACCGGCGAAGTTTGTGCTAAAACCGATCTTCGTATCAACATCATCAGTAAAAATATGCTAAATAAAAAATACCCGATGAAAGACATTGACGGGTTTGAATGGACAGAAGATTTCGATGGATTGGTCCTTAAGCATGGCGACTCGTTTTATTTCAACCTAAAAATGATATGTGATGCAGGCGGAGTTCAGACGAGGTCCCTTCGCGAAGTATATCATTTTGTTTGTGTTCAGTTGGAACATCTTCTAAAGAATCCCAGATCGGATATCCATTTTATAAACATTCTCGACGGAGACACTTCCTTCCGTAATATAGACAAATTCACCTTTCTGCTGAATAAACCACAGTATAGTTCCGTTCGTAATCAAGTGTTTGTAGGAGATATGAAACAGTTTCAGTCTTTCTGGAAAAAATCGGACAAACAGCTTCAAACTTTCTGGAAAAAAATAGAACAAATTAGCGTGTTATAGACGGATGTCGTTTCCGTCCAAAATATATTCTACAATCTGATAAACTAACTCGAATGAAATACGTTTCCTTGCGATGTCTTTGCTTTCACGATAGTTCGTAAGAAATAATGATTTATATTTTTTTCGGTAAGTGGAGAGGAACTGGTTGAAATTGTCTACTAGCACCCGTTGTTGTTCCAATGCAATCGGCGGATCGATAACTAGCGTCGCATAAGTGCGTGCCGATAAATTCGGCGTATTGTCGATATAGATATCCGCATCAGAAACCATTGCCAATGATATTGGATTTTGCTCGTTATCGTCAATGCATTTTACAAGAATGTTTGTGCGCGGCTGGGCGAGGGTTTTACTAGTCAGCCGGTTAATGGTATAATGGTTTCGAAGAGGCAACCGGTATATTTCCCCGCCAATCATATATTGGTTCCGTTCAGATAAGACCGTTTGTATAAGTTGGTTGGACGGATAGACCAACGCATTGATCGAACTGTTTGCACCCGGTTCGAATTGAAAAGAACACACCGTATAGGAGGTGTCTTCAAAGACTCGCTCTTCGAATATATTCAGTTGCACAATATGAAACCGTTCTAAAAATTGTTGCCGAAGTTCAATATCCGATTTTCGTATCGAAGACCAGAAATTCAGTGGTATAATCAGGATACCGCCAGCACAGCCCTGCAAGATGAGTTCTTTCAAGAAGCACTTATATAGGTCGTTCGTATCATATTTGTCATACAACGCTTTATGTGATGATTTATTCCGAGCTAAATAGGGTGGGTTAGTAAGCACGAATTTATCTGCATATACTGGTGGGGTTTGAATCGTATCTTGTCGAATAATGTCCGCCCCCGTTGGATCAATATCATACCGTTCGATGGTATACCTTTCCGGCTGGATCACAAACTTAAGAAGGTCCCCATTTCCACAGAATGGTTCAATGATAGTTCCGATTCCATCGGGGATATTCATATTTTGCAAGACATATTTGTAATTCGTCGTAAAATATTGCCCATATTGTTGCTTGATAGAGCCGCTCATGTAAGATATAACAATAGAATGTTATTATATCCTTTATCAATTTTTATGGTTGTCAATCGAATCAAGACAAAATGAAGTCAGTGGAAAAATTCGAGGCCACAAATGTTTCTAAATAATTCTCTTGGAAGATCTCTTTGCGGTTTTCGTGCTTCTTTATGAAAATATAGGAATCATTATATTTTTTAATGGACCATCCTTGATCTAAAGCATTCGTAATAAAAATCATTTTTTGAAACAGTGCCTTATCTATTTTAATATTGGACGGTATCTCGATGATTTTAGGTGTTTCAGACATAGTATAACAGATCCCTAGAATGGGATTTCGACATGTATACGAATTTCCCATCGAGAACATTTGTAAAAAATATAAACATAGTGTAAATGAGCACCGTTCAGTATCATTCTGCAATCTACAAAATAAATCGGTCGAAGCCAACTGCCACCAAAATGTGTTTTAAAGAGTTTCCATGTGATATGCTACCTGACGAAATACCATTGAGCGAATTATCAGTATTGTTATCCACTATGCAAAAAAAGTGTTTTAAAGATGCCAATATAGATAACGAAAATACGAATCGACTAAACGAGCTATTTGCATCAGAAACCGATCGAACCGTTGCGGTAGTCGTTTCACTTGGTTATTTACCCGAAACGACCCAATATATGGATTTCATAGATGGAGGCTCTGCTACCATTCAAAAAAGCAAACAGGATTTTTTGCCACGATATCAGCTGTGGATCAATGAAGTATGCAGAGCCAAAAACGCGGACGTTTCCGCCGATCAATCGCCGGTTAAAATAGTGATGAAAATAATCGATATTTATATTTCAAAACACTGCATGAAACAATCCTCGACGATAGACGGAGCGTATTTGTATGTGGAGAAACATCCAGAACATGGAAATCCAGAGTATTTATTAAATTATTACTCGGCCTATGGATATAAGGAGTTGTCCCATGCAGATGACGACTATTATTACATGCGTAAAAAGTATCCAAGTCAGAATGCATTGAACCGACGAACAAAGAAAGCGAAAAAACGGTCATCTTCCAGCTCGGCTTCTAGTAAAAAGAATACCGACTCGCAACAGATTTAGTAAATTATTTGCTAACAATATATTATATGGATCTGAATTATATTGTTAACAGCAGTGATCCGGAATTACGTGAATGGAACTATAATTTAAATTACGAAGACATTATTCACGATAGTCCTGGTTTACAGAAAAACCCGACCTTTAATGAATGTTTACAACAAATGTTTGCGGCGGGGATTGGATCCGCCGAGGGAGTCTATTTTGAACCGCATACTCTACCCAAGGTATGTTCCAATTGTGCTCAATTAACCAGCCACCAGATATTTCATTCGATACCAGATACTTATCCCGGTGCCAAGTTAGGTTTAAAGGATAAGATCACCCCTTCCTACTTTTTTGATCCAGCAACCCGACAATATAATGCAGGGGTATTTAATCAATTACAAGAGTTTATTAATAAATTGCAACAACCGGTTATGTTAACAAAATACGGATTGAACATCCATCTGGTATGCAAACTCGAAAAAAAGAAAAACGCCAATTTTTTAGTGATGTCTATAAAAGATAATGATAGCAACGATAAATTCGAAATTGAAATCTCCGGAAACCAAGGTTTTTATTATCCAACCAGACAGGACATTTTATATATTTCCGGAAACAACGAAAAAAAAGTGTTTTTCGAAACCTATCAAGGATCTGATAAGAATGTCCATGGAAAGCGAATCATTTTATGTAAACTATTGGGAGATTTGATGCATGCTGTATTTTCGAATGATTCGAATATCGTCTTTACCAATGACAGTTATTTGCGCGATCGTTGTATTAAAAACGAGGTCGGATCTGTCTGCCGTGAGTATATCAAGGTTAAAGTGGATAAATCCGCAGTTGGCTCAACTAGTAGCAAAAAGGTGGTTAAATCATCAAAAAAACCCGTAAAGAAATCGGCGGCCAGTAAAAAAAGTGTCGAACAAGTTAGTGTGTATAATTATTTCCCCATTAGTGCGCATCGTTCCGCGTCAGTTGGTGGGTCAGCATCGCATAAACAATCGGGTGGAAACGCACTTGACGTGTTTCAAAATGAATCGAATAAACAAAATCTTCTCCGCTATACTGACCTATATGTAGAGAAATTAAACCGTTTTTTGTCGGGTGCTACCGTTCAAGTGATGGTCCACAATACATTATATGATTTCCCTACCGTTGCAACCGATTATGTTAGAGCATTAAGCGCATACTTAAGCAGCGAAGAATACAAAAATCAAGTTATTCAATTGAATGTGGGCTTACCTGTGGATGAATTCAATCGAGAAATCATGGCATGGTTCCCGCAAGACATACTATATCATGCGTCGGAGATAACAACACGGTTGCAGCCCGATTCTGCCGCCGCAGATTATTTTTCACCCACTGAAATAAAACGCGTGTTTCCACACAACCAAGCTATTTCCGAGGATATCAATGCGTTCCCCGGAGGCGTATCATTCATGGACTTTGCAGTAGCCGGATCACAAATGGCTCCCGCGGCGAAGACTGAGAGAACGTTATTCGACTTCCTTGATCGTTTGCGCGACGCAATAGAAAAACTTCTCCGCGAATCCGAGACACCTGCCAATGAGGTAGTTTATAATCCAGGCAGTGAAAATAGGGTGATGATGCAGAGTTTATTTCAACAGATTACACAAAACAAGGATATGATCGTGGGACCCGACGGTCGATTATCCGAGGAGGTCGTTTCATTGATAAATATGGCCATAGATATGTCCATTATCGACGAAAACGACGTGTTATTAGAATTCTTGTCGATCATTTGCAAGGGGGATGAAATCAAATCGGCTACGGTCTATGCTACATTGTTGCCGCTAACCAACTTTGACGGTTATAACATTTACGACTATTACCTATTGTCAAAATTTGTTGAAAAAATGGATCAAGGAGTATACATTTCCTATCTCGATTTCCACCAATTTTTACTCGACAATATTGCAGTAGAGGAAGATGTCGACGAGGAACCTGCCGCAGTAGAAGCAGATACTAAGCTCACTGCACTGGGTCTCCCTGTCCCGAAAAATCCGGGAAATGTTGAATGGAGCACAAATCCGACTCGGTATATTCCGGTTGGATATGAACAAGTGAGCCGAGTGAGTTCCGATGGCACGATTATGTATAAATTAAACCCAGTTAAGGTGGGTGTCCATACTATACAGAATGCTGAAGCAGTCGAGAACCCTGAAACCAACCATATATTTCAATTCAGTCGCGTTGGAGGTGCTAACAAAACCAAAAAGCGAAGATTAGAAAACAAAAAGTTGAAAAATAAGCAGAGTCAGAAACACAAACGACACACTGAGCGTATCAGATTGAAGCGAAAGCATACTACGCGGAGAAAAAAACAGAACAAACATAAAAACTAAACGCTATGCAGGAGGCATGTAAGGGGTTCTGTCGATATTACGCAGAAATCCGATTTTTTCACATTTTGGGCACATATTATTTGGAATATCTGCGTACCTGTCAAAGCAATGTTTATGTATATTCGCTTTACACCAATTACATTTGATCTTTTCCGTCGTGTCTATTTTATCTTTGCATATTACGCATAATTGTTCGTAATATGTTGTGCTATGCGATGATACGCAATTACCCATTTTGTATACAAATATAAGAACAAAATATTGCGTTGTTCCAGGATCAATTTTTGGGTTCGATATAGAAAAAGCCGTAAAACCAACATAAAAACACCGGGTCATTTTATTCATCGTGTAAATAAAATGAGCAAGTTTTTACAAAAAAAAGATGCGCAACATACATCAAATCATCCTCTCCACATTAATACACTCGATATCACACATAATAACTTATTACAACAATTTCATATCATCGAGACGGAAACGATTCCTGAACTTACCGCCGAAATGACTCAGTTGAAAGAGAAGGCACGGACATTGTCTAATAAAAATCTAGACGAATTTTTGGAACTACGAGATCGCATTAAATCTATTCAGCAAGAGTTAAAGCGTCTCAGAAGTCAGAAGAAGAATTATCTCTTAAATAATTCAAAATACGTCTTTGAATATTTCGAACAAAAGAAACAGATATCGGTGGATTCGAACACTACAAATCAGAACACAAACGTATTAAATTCGTTCTTCAAAATTAAGTCGAGCTCAGCCGGGGAAGCGGATGTTTCAAATAATAAGCAGGGGTCCTCGAAAAAAACGTATCAAAACTATTGGCGGAATGTGAGCAATGAATTGCCGAATATTCAAGAATTCGTGATCCCGACCGACATATGTAATTTGTGTTTAGACGGAGAACTCATTCCGCAAGACGAAGAAGGTATTCTCATCTGCAATAACCCAAAGTGCAGTAAATTTATTACTTATATTGTAGACAGTTCTAAGCCGTCCAATAAGGAACCTCCGAACGAAGTATCTTATACGGCCTATATTCGCCTCAATCATTTTAAAGAAATCCTATCCCAGTTTCAGGCAAAAGAGACGACGCAGATACCCGACGAGGTTATTAATGCGATTAAATCTAGGATCAAAAAGGAGCGAATCAAGGATCCCACGACGATTAATTATGATAAAATGCGTGAAATATTACGTAAACTAGGATACAATAAATATTTCGAGCATATTCAATATATAAAATCTCTGTTTGGAATAAAGCCACCGATTATGAACGAAGAACTACACGAAACGTTGTGTGTTCTCTTTATCGAAATTCAAAAACCCTGGGCAGTGCATTGTCCGCCAAATCGAACGAATTTTTTTAACTATACCTATACATTGTATCAGCTGTGCGTGCTCTTAGACCAAACGCAATATTTGCCATTTATTCCCATGATGAAAGATCGGGAAAAACAGTTGGAACAAGACATGATATGGAAGAAGGTTTGCAGTGATCTAGATTGGGAATATTTCCCAACTGTATGATAACGAAGGGGCGTAAGCGATGTATATGTTATACCTATCAATATAACATATAGATTCAATCATTATGGAACCGTTTATGCAATGCGAATACCGCCCACTAAGTTGCTACCCAATGTCAAACCGGCACCGTTTCTTGCGCTAGATCCCATGGATGGGATGAACACGTCAAGAATGCTAAAGGTGGCGGCAGCGGTGAGGGCGATAATCAAAATCTCCTCCACGCTGAGTGCCTTCTTGGGGATCAACATGGCGCAGATGGCGACGGCTAAACCCTCCACCAAGTACTTAATCACGCGTTTTGCGAGCTCGTTCAAATCAAACATCTCAGTCATTACTGTTTGTATAATATACTGTAATAAATTATTTCGACATATATTTTCCTAAATTCATGGATTATATTATTGCCGCCAAAACACTTAAATATAAATAGAATAACATACTATAATCAGAATGTCTTTCGAAAAGAAGATCCTTAACAATGGCAAGCCTAATCCTAAATACGTCGACCTCTGCGACGAAGATCCGCCAGTAGCGGGTCAAAAATTCGCGTGTTTGTCGTTCGTTTCCCCAGAAAAGATTCTCAAGAAACGCGAAGTTTACTTGTTTGATCAATTCATTAAACAATGGGAATTTTCTAAATCCATGGAGCGATACTTCGATTTCGTTCATTTCATTTCCTATAAATATAACTTGAAGGTCGAGGATCTTATCAAGGATTTCAACGACTTTGTGTTGGAGGAGTCAGATAAACTAAAGAAGAGTGGTATTGAGAATGATTACAAAAATTTTATGGATAAACAAGAAGATGCATTGAACGAGAAGTTCAATCGCGAGCACGCGTTCCAAACGTCCGTGAGAGGGCTAAAGGTTCGCGGTGTCTTTTCTAGCCAAGAAGAGGCCGAAGAACGTAGTAAGAAGTTGCGCGATCAAGATCCGAATCACGATATCTTTGTTGGACCCGTTGGTGTTTGGATGCCATGGGATCCCGATGCATATAAAACGGGTCGCGTGGAGCATATGGAGGAGGAACTGAATGCTTTGCACAAGGAGAAAGTGAAGAACGAAGAAATGGCGAGGAAGGAGTTTGAGGAG